CAAGATCTGCCTCAATTCTTAACTGTAAGGAGTCAACCGTTGTAGCCATTAGTCTGGGTATCTTTCCATTAGATCGTTTAATTCGTTTCTATTTAGCGGCGGCGGCTTCCCACCAGAATGAAACTCAGCAAACCCATCTATTGCCATATAAAATTCATGGAGAGATAAACTCCAGAAATCTTTGGCACTCATCCCCATTTTTCCAAGAGCCAACTTTAGCCACTCATCCCAAGGGAATGTTTCTACGCTTACGTTGTTGCCGCCGCTTGTTCGTTTCCCTCTTCATTGCCGCCCGTAATAATAAAAGTTACCAATTCAGCAGTGCATTTAAGGGCATCCGCTATTCCAGCTTCCCATATTAGGTGGCCTACATCTCTATCCTTAACATCAGCGCCGCTTGATCTAAGAGCAGGGGTCAATATCCCAATCATTTGAGCCATTGTTAAATCACTGTCTTGCATTCCTTGAGCTATCTTTAAAATACCTTTTCCAGAATTGGTTTCAATCCGCATCACTGCGTCCATTGTTAGCTTGCAGAGGTAGGTTTTCTCTCCTATCGTCAAGCTTAACTCGCCCCTTTTTGGGTTTGTCATCGTTTACTTCCTTTCCACTTATTAGAAGCTGCTCACTACGCCCCGCCACGTTTGTCACCGTGACAGACACGAATGTCTTTCCTCCAACCTTGAAGCGGTCGCCCGCCCCAAAGTCAGGAGAAAAAGGTATTGTGAACTCTTGGTTTTCTTTGGCCCAACCTGAAATGGCTGAACCATCAACCTCTATTTCAGCGCGGACCCAAGACATTTATGCAGCCGCGAAGGTTACATAGCCAGAGCTTTCAAGGGTAAGGTCATATGTAACCTCTCCGTTGAACTCTCCAGAATAACCCATTGTTGCAATCATAAAGGTTCCCGTAAATGTTCCCAAGTCAGGAACAATAACTTGAAAGCTATCAAATGCGGCGGTCTGTGCGGCAGTCCCATCAGATGTATTGGCTTGAAGGAAATAAGAAGTCCTAACCGATTGCTCCGTTGAGCTATCGGTGAACACGCCAGAACCCGAAATGCTCACTGACTGCGTTCCTCCGCCCGCCAGAAGGGTACGCATCCCCAAGCTATCCTTGTTCGTAATATCCACGGCCTCATCGTTAAACGTGATGCTCGTTGACCGCAGCCCGCCGACTGTTGTCTGCGTTGAGCCTTCCAGAATTTTTAAAAGCATTGCGGAGCCTTTTTGTGCCGCCATGTTCTTTCTCCTTTAATTGTCAAACACTACGGCGCGAAATCTCATGACCCCGTGCCTCGTTATACCATCCGCCTCTTGGAGTGTTGTTACGAACTCATTTCGCAGGTTCACCAAAGAAGCGCCTGATACGGTTATAGCAGCATTATGGAGATTTTGATAGACCTGTTCCATAATGTGCTTGATTTCATATCTGCCCCGATATTCCGACCAGACATGAACTGTTAAGGTATGCTCGTGGGCATCCTTGTCTTTCACCGCTGCATCAATAGCGGTTTCTTCTCCTATCGCAATATATGGCGCGGACGTACCCTCTGGAACATCATCATACACGGGAACATCCGCAACAGTTGCCCCCGTAATAGTCGCGCTATTTAGCGTTGCGTATATTGCTTTCTGTAGGTTCCAAGAATGCAGGGCCATTATTTAAACCTCGTTCCTAGCGTTCTGAATTTCGCCCTTATCTTAGGCTTATTTTCCTCAAGAGCGGGCTGCAGATATGGCCTAGCTTTCATCTTGCTTGTTCCAAACTCAAGAAAGCCCGAGTAATCTGCGCGGCTTTCTACGGAGCCACCAAGCCTATCGGGATCAATAACAGCATGAATATTGCTCACCAAAAAGCCTGTATCTGTATTTGGAGGATTACCAGCAGAAGACGCAGTGTGCGTTCTTCTCGGGTTGTATTTCTCATAGGTTACGCCGCTGCTTGAGCTTTGCTGTATGCTTTGCTTTGCCGTGTTCATTGTGTCTTGGACGCCAGAGGCGATAACGCGCTCCACTCCGACCTTATAAGCGTTTATAGCCTTTGCGTATTCAGCCCGCCTTGTTACCCGCGTTGATATACTCAAACAGCCACCCCTTCCTCAACGTCAAGCTCCAAGAACTTAAAGCGGTTCTCGACGTTTAAAACACCTTTGATTGTAAAAGTTCTAGTGGTTTGCACTCCATCCCTGCGATAGGTTTGAACTAATCTGTTTGCCGTGGTTACGTCCCGTCTGTATCGAATGCGAACAACGCTTTCTAATTTATCACGCAACTTATCTGCAAATGTCGTTTCGTCAGACTTCTTTTCCACAATGTCGGCGTATACAGTCGCAACTCTGGCCCATGCTATCGTGGAGCCGCCACCTTGATCAGATGTACGCGTGGGAGATTGGATCTCCAACCTATAGCGCATAGAACCGATAGACATTTAGCCAATCCCCTGCCGAATAACATTCTGATAAGGCGTCGAGCCAAAGCGCATGATCATGTAAGGCGTCAATAGCTGCGTCAACACTTTAGGCGGTATTGGTGGCGGGAACCCTTCGAAGTCGCCCCTATGCTCATATAGGAACGCACAATACTGCATCATAGCGATCCTAATAGGCTCAGGGACGCTTTGCGTGGTTGTTCCGTATCCAGCGGTGTAAACTATCTTTAAGCCATTAGCGGCCCGCAAATCGGTGGGGAATGACCCCGCGTCACGCAGCAAAATCCGAGCGGGTTCTCTTACGCTATCGACATAGTAATTCTTCGCCGCCCACGTTGCCTCTGTGTCTTGATCCGTTATCGTCAAAGCCCCGCCCATATTGCTATGATTTGAGCAATAATAGTAAAGCGTGTCTGGCGCATCTTCCGAAACGGTTATCTCAAGATATGCCCCCGAGCTTCCCGCCGTTCCGCTAGTCGTTACCCCAGTTGTATATTGAGAGCCGCCGCTATGTGTTCCGTTTGCGGTTGTCGATAAGCGGAAAGGATGAGAGCCGTTGCTGCTATCGTCTTGTTTGAATTTATAGGTTGACCCCCGCTTTAGGGTCAAAGTAGGTTGCGCCGTTCCATCTATGTAGAATACCCCGCTCGCTACGGTTACAGCATATTCTAGATCATCTATCCCGCTATCATTAAAATAGCTAACGCTCGAAACAGATATAACAGGAGAGATAGCCAACTCTAAGTAGTTTTGCGGTATCGTTTGCTCAACGCCCGTATAAAATCCGTCTGTTAGGTTGTCGGGAAGTCTAGCGTAGGCGTCTATAAACTGATGCAGAGTGCGGGTTATAAGGGCGCGGCCTGTGTAGTTTTCCGCCCACTCCCTCGCGGCTATGATATAGCTCATAACGAGAGTTTCATCTACATCATCGTCAAGCCTAAGTGCGTCCCGAACCTCTATAACGGTTAGCGGCTCTCTGATTGGCTCTACTGCTACAGTCAATCCACTCATGATATATCATCCGTTACTGTTATTCTAATAAAGTCAGAATTTGGGAATGTTTCAATCTTTCCATCGTTAAAGGTCACTTGGAACTCAGCCTCATAAGATCCTATTGTATCCGTATCAGCCGCGACCCACTCATATCTAACCTGACCACCATCCGCATTATGGATGATTGCGGCGGCGCTTGTTTTAACCGTAGTTTGCCCAACGGCTCGCATCTTAAAAACTGCGCTTGCGCCAGTAAGAGACACGACAGCATCATTGCCATCTTTAAGGGTTACAAGAATGATCGGTGCTGTATCGTTCTGCTTAATGTAAAAAGCCATTCGCTGCGTCCATTAGTTTCTAGCCGCACTCTACACGAAAACATTGTATAAGTTAAGCAGCTTCGTTGACCTCGTTCACTTGAGATACAATAGCTAAATTTTTAGAGCCGCTTTCTATTACGATATTTTGGGAAAGTGGTTCAATTACAATATTCTCACTACCCCTTTCATTTGAATATCTACCTATGCCCGCATCAAACAAAAGATCAGGGATAATTGGAGCGCCCGTTGTGATGTTATTTGGCGTTAGAATATGCACTTGCCCAAAGGCCGTGCTTGGGACGCTAGGGACGCCCGTTGTAATGTTTGAGGTAGTAAACGGGTAAAGTAAGTTTATATTAGCCTGAGGGACGCTAGGCGCTCCTGTGATTATTCCTTGACCGCCTAGAATATGGGTCTGGTTTAGAACCCCGCTATCAATGA